CGCTCTCTTTGAGTTAGCCCCAGTTCTGTATCAATCTTACGTTGTATAGCCCGCAACTTCTCAACTACAGTGTCCCAGTTGGCAATTATGTATTGTATATAAGGAAGTATGGCGTGCCCGTAATTTTCATTCAACTGGTGGTCAAACAACTCTCGCCCTTCCTCTGTGGTCATAGTTTTTTTCTTTTGGTAATCCACTTCAAATTCAAGGATACGCATCATCTCCCCGTCAGGTTGAGCTTTACCTACGCGAAGTTTTTGGTAGAACGAAGCGTTAGAAGAAGTTAATGTTATTGTATTCCAAGTAATAAAATTCTTCCGGTTTATGTTAGCAGTTCGCTCTGCTTTTTCTCTACCCTTACCTTGGGAACAGGCGTATGCGTACTCTCCAATCTCCTTGTTGTCCATGTCAGTAAGCTCATCCACTGTGTTTACTATGTTATTTAAAAAACCAAGTTTGTTTATTCTCCCAGGAGGACTATCGTTTACAGTTCCTAGTAACTTCTCAGGGTCACCACAGATACTATTGGCCATACGCAATACCGTAGTTTTGCCTGTACCTGCACTCTTATGCACAAGGTTTATAATGGCTCCCTTCTGCCCAGTTAGTTTAAGTAGGGGCGCACCAAACCCCGACAGGGCTGCAAATGCTTGTACTTCTAGCCCCTCTTCGTTGTATGCGTTAAATGCTTCTTGCCACTTTTCAAGCGTGCCGCTAGGCACAAAGTAAGGAGACAATCCTGCGGTCGCTGTAGAAGCCGGGGAATGGTATTCGGCATCCACAGTTATTTCTCTTTCACCTACAATAAATTTTGTGTTTTGATCTGCCCATCCAAATTGTGTTCTCATAATATCCGCAGGTCTCCCGTGCTGTAAAAGTCTTACTGAGTTAATAACATACTTAAACAAAAGATCATTTTTGGTAGGTTCAGCCACTACACCGTTAGAAGCTAACTCTCTTAGCAGATCAGTTTTATTGAGTTTGTTGTTAGGTATTGTAAATTCTTGCACTCCATCATGGGGTGTGTGCAATACAAAGTAGCAAAGATATTTTTTCTCCGCGTCCCATAAACGTTCTTTGACATAAAAGTCGTAATCGTAAATAAATTCTGCATCCTCATCGTCTGAAGTTTTTTTGTATATGCCCCCGTTCTCCCCTCTAAAATAATTTTCAGGGTATTTTGCTTTGATAGGGCTAGTAACGTCTTTACGAATCTCTTTGCCAAGACTATAGGGAGACTTTATTTTAGAATCTTTTTTAAAGTGTACGCAGTTCTTACATATACCAGCGTGGGTAGCATCAAACTGTTTGCAACTGTGTGGCCATTTAATATGCGTAATCTTTCTTTCCACTGCATCAAAATCATAATCAGGATGACCTATAGATACCTTGTGTATTGCTTTGGCGTTATCGTTACAGAATTTAGCCACGGACAACGCATCAAACCAACGTGGTTCTGATAAAGTCATGGGGTTACGCACAGCGTCTACAAGCTGCAAGCAAGGTGTTTCTCGCGTGACTATCTTATAAAACGAATAATCAGTGTTGGAAACTTCCACTTTATCAAGTGCGTCCAGAACGCGCCCTGCCTTTGAGACTGTGCTAACTGGAGCTTCAAAATCTACCCCAAGCAATTCACAAAACTCTTCAAAGTTGTGACGGTCATTAGTAGGTCTTTTTACAAAGGCTCTTTTTGGTGGATCACTTTTATGGTTAAACGTATCCGGTAACCGCATGACGCGGGCAGCATCGTATACGCTAGGGTCGGCATAAAACTTCTGGATGGTGAAAAGGGTTTTCAAACGTTGAGCTAAAGCTAACCATTTGTCTCGGGGTACATCTTCAGTAAACCCCCAGTAAGCGTGCAGACCGTTACCTGAGTTTATTATTGCAGGGGCAGGTAGCTCCACTAACTCACAAAAGTCAAACAATGCTTGTTCCGCATCATCCTGGGTGGCGTACCCAGCGGGTATACCAGTCGTAGCGTTAGGTGTTGCTTTGCCTTCCCCGCAATCTAAATCGACCCATATAGAAGCAAACGACTCTATATCTTCGGCCCTGCGAGATTCCTTGTTAGATTTCCCTAACGTAATGTATACGTTAAAATCACGTTCTACAAAGTCTGCTATGTGGGCATCTAACTCTGCCCTATCCCTAGTAAATTTTTGTAGTGTTACTGCACCCATGCCAACCACACAATAAATGCCGCCCTTGGGGACTGCATAATCTATGAGGTCAAAGTCTGTCATTTTTTATACTCAGTTATTATTTCTTTTATAAGTGTGGTTAATTCTTCGTTAGGTTCGTGGGTTCCCATAAACCAGTTATATATAGTCTGTCTACTGACTCCTAACCGAGAGGCAACCTCTGCAACAGGTACATCGTTTCTGATGCACACGCGGCCTAGCTTGACTCCCAGTAAGGATGTGTCAGCTTGCTTATTCAGACTACCGATACGTGTCGTATAGCCATAACTCATAAGGTTTAATCATCTCCCCAGATATCAACAATATCTGCAATGTCTTCAGGCGTAGCCGGTTTTTCTTCTTTCTTTTTCTTGCGCTTAACTGGCTCTTTAATTTCTTCCTCATCATCGTCATCAAAAAGACTATCTTGAACCACCGGTTTAGCCGGTTCAGTTTCATCTTCAAACCCAGTAGGAGCAGGTTTTATATATTTGGGTCTATGAACTGAATCCCGCGTAAAACCCTCTTCCTCATCAAACGGAGACGCAGGGGTGTAAGGTTTGTACTCCAAAACTTGAACAGCTTGTAGTTGCAAAGAAACACCCATGTTTTTAGCTGACATTTTGTAAGGTATAAACTTAACTAAAAGATTACCTTTACTGCCTGTAGTCAACATGAAGTCATCATCAAGGGATTCGTTTTTAGCATCATACTGTCCAGGGGGCTTAGTAGCTTCGTTGTTGTAAGCCGCTTTTTTGTTTGCCTTACCTACCCATAAGCCGTCCTCATTCTTATCAAACGCCATGCTAAGTGAATCATCCCAAGAATCATCGCGCTTTGGGGAAGCAAGAAAAGCTTCTTGCATAAGCCCATGCAACTCTTTAGCTTGTGCTTTATTCATAGCAAAACTTATTTCGTATTTTGCTCCATCGTCTTCCGCAGCACAGGGTACGCTACGTCCTCTCTTCCCTGCTGCCCTATCAAACTTATAGGGTTGGTTAAGGCGTGGGAATAAGAACTCTACGTTTTTGATTTTGTGCGATTGGTCTGTCATAAATATTTCCTCAGTTGGTACGTTAATGTTGTCAGTAGCCTCTAACACAGAAGCTACATGTTGCAGTTCGTCATCGTACAAAGGACGAACGGGTTTGAAATACATCTTGTTAAACCCAAACTGTTCTTCAAAATATATCTCAGTTAGTACATCTCCAACCTTTTCATTATTGTGTTCTAAGTAGTCCACATACTTGAGCAAGTTGGTCTTGTTCCCATCCTTGGAAAATAAACTTAAAGCTCCTACTCTAAGGGTGTATACATGCTTCTCATATAAAATAACTAGATTAATAACTGTAAAGAACTTACACGGTGAACCTCTAGCACGGTAACTGTTCTTGATACTTTGCTTACAATCCATGCACCTTGTAGCTTGCTGCGTATCCTCTGGCACTTTCTCATGGGGGACAGTGCATCCGTAAGACCAACACTGTAGTTGGCCTTCCTCGGAATAGTAACTCCTAGATAAAGTGCCACTGTTAACTATAACTGCTTGTATAGCTGACAAAGGCTCATTAGTCAGAGGGCTGGCAAAGTGCCCATCATTGTGCTTTAACTGCATCACTTTTTAGATGGTTTACGTACAGATACAATATACTTACGGTTGACTTGTAAGCTAGGTGGAAAGATATCAGGGTTTACTTCTAGAAACTCCTTCATGTTCCCCCCGTGTATCCGCTTTTCTAACAAGTGAGTAGCTTGGTTCTCTAGGATGAAAGCGTGCATTTGATCCCAGTCGCTTACCCCATAATGTGTTTGCACTCTACGGGACACTGTACCGGATAACGTTTTAATGGATTCAGTTTTATCTCCAAACAACGCATCGAGTTCAGCACTCACTTTTTCTTGTTGTAGCTTTATCTCTTTTATATCTTCTTCTTTCTCACGTATAGCTTCGCGCATCTTTATGTAGATTGCTGCGAGTTTGTCTGCCTGGTCTGTAGTTTTCATTGCACCTCCTTAAAGGGACGACCAGTTTAGCAGGGTGTTTTACATTGTCAAGTAATTAATTCTTGTCGGTATAAATCGACTATCTTGTGGTGGTGAGTTATGTTTGACCGCAACATGTTGTATAGGCGTGTCTCTACTTCACTACCACGAACATGCACTACCGTCATTGGACTGTGTTGACCAGGGCGGTCTATTCGAGCATTGGCTTGCAGGTATGTCTCTACGCTAGTAACAGGAGAGTACCAGATAACAGTGTTGGCAGCGGTTAAAGTCAACCCGTGCGATGCAGCTTGCGGTTGTATGATAAGTACATGGGGGTCATCTTTTTCCTGAAAGTTTTTTATTATCTCGCTGCGTTTGTTTACAGAAACTTTGCCCGAGATTATCTTGCAACTTATCTTATTCTTAATTAGGAATTCGTTTAGCAGTTCTATAGTG